GCTAAAACTACGGTCTTGCGTGCTGATTTGGCTGATCCCGTATAGCTGAAACACGGTGACGCAACTTCTCCGTTCTCTCCTACATCCTGAATAACATTGGCTTCGCTAAATTGCTGAACGACATCCTGCTCCCGGTCTTGCGTTAAATACAGCTCACCTTCGCTGTAATAAAGCAAACCCCTAAAACAGGAAGCAAGCGAATTAAGCACCTGATATACCGAGCCTGGATTTTGCAAGTAGACATTGCAAGTGAAACGAGGCTCCGTTCCACCGCTGCCAGACGGTACAAGTTCATCGCAATACTGAGAAACGGTGTAAAGATACCAAGGATCAATGGCGATTGAACTGATATAACGCTTGACACCAAAACGCTCGTTCAGAACGATGTCACGGAAGATCCAAGCAGGGTTATCGGTCCATGCCATTTGAAATGTTCCGTCCCACAAACCTGTGTAAGTGCGAGTTGCAGCGTTGTAGTTAGTAGGAACCTGAACGCGCTTACCGCGAAGCTTGACTGAAACATCAGGGATTGTATTAAACTGTCTTGCATCAACCTTTAACGCAATAAGACCGGTATTTGGATAAGCAAACTTTTCATCAATAATTTCGACAAAACTCTGCCAATTGATTGTGTTCTGAATAAAGCTGCTGCTGCTGTCAGACGTTAGCCGTGTGACTCTTACGTTCCAAGGACCGCTGCCAGGCAAGTCAAACTCATAAGCGCGTTGAAATTCGCTGTTTGATTTCCCGCTAATAGTTGGCGAGGAGATAGTTGTATAACTGCCGCCATTTGAATTGACCTCAATCTTGAACTGAACGCTAGTACCAGAAACATCACCGTTTTGTTCATTTTGAGCCTGCAAAGCAGGAAGAGCAATGATCACTCGGCAACGTTCTGTGTCCGTGTCTGTAATTGCCCTGGTAATTGCACCAGCAGCTTGCGTGACGTTTACGTTGACGCCAACAGTGTTTTCAGTTGTACTGAATCCATTAATAGGCGTTTGTGTTTCGTCTTCTCCTAGCCTTGAGTCAAGGGTGAAACCATCGAAATTGTTTGTTCCATTGGGGTTTTGAATTGGAACGCCATCTAGATAAACATCTTTGTTTATTCCATTCGGAAACCCTTCAAGAACGCCTTCGCTTGTTGCATAAACTGTTTTTGCAAATGCAACTGAAAATAAATTATTGGCTGCAACTACTGGCTGTCTTGATGGATTCTGAACAACAACTGTTTGATTGACAACTTGCTGTGACGGAGATGACTTCTTGCCACCGCCACCGCCACCAGCACCGCTGACCTCTGGGTTATTTGCTTGGGTTTGATCGTCCATCACAAGTAATTCTGCAATTCAAGGCCAAAGCTCAGAACTGGCAAGGCGCCAATGATGCGCTCACCGTAAAGAACAGGAACCACGTCTCCCTGCACTGTATTTGCGTTTGACTTGTCAAAGGCGTAGCTGTTTAGTTGCTCATCCCTGTCGCGACCTGAAGTTGCACTAGAACCGCCACCAAAACCACCGCCTTTGACGTTGGGCATCTTGGGCGTTGGCGTTAATAGGTCTGATACGCCGCTAAAGATCAGTGAAGCGCCGATTGCTCCAATACCAATAGCGGTGCTCGCGCTAAAACCCAGCCCAAGTGCAAACAGTCCAGCGCCAGCTGTAACAATTGCAAACGCAACAATCGCAACACCAGCAATGATCTTGCCCACTCCGCCACGACCAGCAGGCAATGGAGCTAACACCAGCCTTTTACTCAGTGGCCACAACATCTGATCTTCATCCAAACCTTCCGCGTGATCAGTTACAACGCGCCAATCAATCCCCTTCTCTCCTGACTCCAACAGGTACTGCCTAAGGCCAGGGATCTGCAAGCACAACGCCCTTACAGCCTCAGCCGGAGTCTTTACCGCAAGCTGAAACCTACGCCCGTAAAGACGGCCAGCCTCGCCTAATAATCGGATGGTAACCATTAGCTGCTGCGCCTCAGAACCATGAACGTATTATCGCGGAAATAGCCGCTGTAAGCCATTATCGCTGAGTCCCGGTCAACCAAGTGCTGATAAATCCGATTGGCCTCTACGTCCTCAATCACAGCAACGTGGTTACAGGTGTGGTCATTCCTGATCCGAAACAGCAGCACATCCCCACGTTCCAGATCAACTGTCATAGGGATCCTGATAAAGCCTTCAGCCGCGAAGTTGTCCTCAAAATGCGTGAAGCCTCGCTGCGCCCATTCACCTTCATACAAACGCTCATAATCAGCCATCTCGACGCCCATCTCTTGCGAATACCAATCACGCACAGCTGAATAGCAGTCATAACCGCCATACATCCACGGACGCCCTACCAAGCCTGCTGACTGGCGCGGATCAAAGTAATAAAACTCTGTGCTGGCACAGTTGAAAACTACATAGGGCAGATTCAAGGCTTTAGAGGCATTGATGTCCGCAAAGCTCATGCCTGCGTAATCCGCATGGCTATGCCATGAAGCAACCGCATCATCCAAGTACAAAGCCGTCTCTTCTGCGCTGATAACGAACGTGTCAGGCTGTGTTGCGGTGTTGGTGCATTCAACAATCGTTCCATCAGCAAGCACAAAACCACAAGCCTCAACAGGATGAGCGGCTTCTGCATAAGCACGGATGTTTGCTTGTTGTTCGTTTGTGATCGGATTGGTGTACTGAGAAAGCATCGTTTAACCCATTGCGTCCGTGAGACCAGGAAAGCCGCCGAAGGGCAGCCTTGACGTACTGCCAAACCTTAGTTGACAACTGGTCAAACGCTTGCCGCAAACATCATTACTAAGGCTGGCAACACTTTGATCATTAGCGTTGAAATAATTGCTTCCACTGTAATGGCAACCTATATCACTTCTATATCTCCACTGACATTGCTCACGCAATAACCTACGCCCGGGCAATGAACGCCCCTCAAGGTCAAACGGAATCGTTAGCTGAAAAGATACCGCCAGCTTGGTCTCGCTGCTTTTTTGTTCAACGATCCATTCATCTGGTCCCCAGTAAGCGTTTGGATCAGCAGCTTCAGCACCGTCAAGGTAAGTCGTTAAAGTGCGAATCCTTTGGACCGTTGCGCCAACAAGATCTTCATAAGTATTTGTCAGCGCAGTAATGCCAAGACCTACGTTTGCAAATGTCAAGCTTGGACGCGCCAACTGCCCTTTGGTGTTTAGATCAAAGCCTGATGCCTCTAGGGGCAATGCGGTGTAAGTGTTTGTTTGGTAGATAACATCAGTGCCATTAACTTGTGACCAATTTGCAAACTTATAAATTGCTTGGTCTGACGAACCAGAAGGCAAAATTGCTGTAATGTCGAGCGTAAACAGATCAATAATTTGCGGTAGCTGTGACTTGAAAACTTCAGCGTTAGGAGGAGTTTGCGTCATACATACACCTGCGTGAGGCCGAACTTGATTCTTGCATAGGCTGGAGTCTCTGGAGTCAGCGTCCAGCCGTCATCAAGAAGATAATTTCTAGCCGCAAGAGTTAGAGTTATGGCTGCAACTGTTCCGTCAGCAATATCAACAGAAGTCAAAATACCTGTCACAAGATTTGCCGTGTAATTAGTTGGTCTTGTGTATCCAGTTAAGGCCAACGCGCTTAAATTTGTATACCCAAGCTTGAGTTGGCCAGAAGCAAATGGTCTTGAAAACGTCTTGGTACTTAATGGGCTGATCCAGTTAATTGCTTGCCCTCTTGTTGAAAGGAAATAGCTTTCAATTGAATAAGCCTCTTCATTCGTTAAAAGCCCCGTCGTACAATCCCACCTTTCAACATCTGTATTTAATCCATCTGTCAAAACCTGACTGTAGCCATCACCAAACTGCGCCCTTTGTACTCTTGAAGTCGTCTTTATGGAAGTGGTCCGTTCAAGCTTGATGTCATTGAAGGCTAAATAAGTCATCAGAGCATTCCTCCACTGCGGCGCTCGTTAGCCAGCGTTGATAACACGATACCTTGAACCTGGCCGGCAAGCTGCTTTTGTGCCGCTGGAGTTAGCTGTTCACCTGTGTTTTCAACGGTGATATTTATGTTACCAACAGATACGCCGCCACCGCCAGAAGCCTGAACGCCTAACTTGCCACCAGGACCGCGCTGTAGAGGCAGAATTGCCTCAGGACCAGCTTCACCCATGAGCCCGAAGCGGCCAGCTCCACCATTTGCATAGGCAAACATCGTGGGCTTGTTAACGATGCCGCCTTTGGCATAAGGCACGATCTTGTTCTTGGCGAATACTCCGCCTTTGGCAAATGGAGTACCCGAGAGGCCGCTGTAGTCTCCAAAAAGCGGCAGTCCTGAGCTAACTCCACTCCCGAAGCTAGGAGCAGAGCCACTCCCCGGCAGCAACCCAACAACCGTATTCAAGATTGCCATTGCGATCATCTTCTGGATGATCTGCATTGCCATGTCAAGGAAGTAGTTGGCAATATTCTTGAAGAATCCAGCCAATGCTTCCTGAGTGGTAGCACTACCGTCGATGACACTCTTGAACGAATCAGAGAACGCAGTGCCAATCGCATTTGCTGCGCTTGTCACTTGATTGATTGGATTGACTAGGTCGTCTAACTCTTTCTTCATCTTGGCAATGTTTTGCGTCAATCCCTCGGCCAATGTTGGGTCTATTGTTTGGCGGTACTGGTCAAGACCTCTTGATTGCTGCTCAGAGGTTAGGCCAAGATTCGGATCCGCCAATCTTTGCTTCTCTCTCCCAAGCAATACTTGGTTGTAATCATCGGATGAGATCAAGCCTAATTGTTTCTGTCTGTCCAGGAACTGATCCTCAAAAGATTTTCTCTGCTTATCCAGTTCAGCTGTTATTTGTTTTTCAAACTGTAGCCTTTTTAATTCTTGCTCTTCCAAAAGCGCGCCTTTATCCAACCTCGCAAGCTGGAGATTGTTTAAATCGTTTAACTGCTTACTTTGAACCTTTGTGACATCCAGTCCTTTTGTTTGAGCATTTACTATCTGGACTGCTCTTTGTCTTGTTAGTTCCTCAAGGTTTGTGATAATTTGGTTTACTTTTAACCTTTCCTGCTCCTGCTTTAAAGCAAAAACCCGCGCCTTGTTCCCCTCAGTCTCTGCTTTTAATATTTTGATCCCAAGTGCTGCAGTTTCCCTCTTCACTCTTAATGCTGCATCGCGAGCAAAAGCGCCCTCTAACATGCTGAAATCAGCTCGGCCTGGTCCTTTGGTTTTGGTCTTGGTTTCCTCCTCTTCCTCTTCTTTCGTTCGCCCGCCAGTAGGCAAGTCAGCTTGTTCCCTGGCTACAGGAAAAAGTTCAAGCCTTAACTGTCTAGCACGTCCCCGAAATTCGACTAGCTTTTTGCTTGCTTGCTTGAATACGTAGTTGACGCTTTTCAATGAGCCGGGGTTGTCGAACATCCCCGCAACGCTCTTGGGGATGCCAACAAAGCTATCGCCATCCCGTCCGGCCATGTCGCGAATTATCTGCTCAACCTCAGGTATTTTGTTTTTTTCAAGGTTGGCTAGACGGGTGTTTTTACCGCTTCGATCTAACTTGAAAAACTTATTCATCTCTTGAAGTAAAGGAGTGAGTGCAGTCAATGCTTCATTGGCGAAAATCTGGAACTCAGCGCCCATGCCTTGCAGTATTGGTCCAATAGCAACCTGCAAATTTTTCAATGTTCTTTCTAAACGTGCCCCGGCCTCTGATGGACTGTCAGCAATCTCAGCGGCAGCATCTCTGTATTTTGTGTCAATAAACTTAGCGAAATCAGTAACAAACTCTTCCGCGCTCACAGCTCCGGCTTTCAAGTCTTCGTCAAGCTGCTGGGTGGTCCGACCAGTTGCCTGAGCAAACAAAGAAAAAGCACCAGGCAATCTCTCACCGATTTGCCCCCGAAGCTCTTCGGCGCTGACTTTTCCCTTCGACAGCACCTGCGTTGCCGCTAAAAGCACTCCGTTGAGATCTTCAGTTGACCCACCTGTCGCTTTTGTTGCTGCCGAAAGACCTCTGTAAAGACCTTCAAGCTCTCTCACTGTGTTTCCGTTTGCAGTACCAGCCGCCACTAATCGAGTAAAAGTGCGAGTCGCTTCTTTGAATGGAACGTTAAAGTCTTCGCTCGCACTAGTTATTGCTAATAAAGCGTCTGCATATTCGAGCCCAGCTACGTTCCGCAATGCGATATTTAGCTTGTCAATTTCTGCTTTGTAGGTGGCAATTTCGGATCCCAGTTTCCTGATCTGAGACAGTTGAGCGCCTATCGCTCCACCAACCACAGCGCCAGGGACTCCCCCTGCGATGCCGCCTAATACCGCGCCAGCCGCGCCCTCAGGTCCACCGAACACACCAGCACCTGCCACAGTGCCTGCAATTTGAGCGCCAGCCCTGAGTCTTCCGCCGCGCCCTCTGCCCTCAGCCTTGGCAAGCTTCTTGTCCAACTTGGCAAGCTCAACGCCAGCCTCCTTAAACTCCTTGCTCATAAGGTCAGCAGAGTCCCTTACGGCTAACAGTTCATTTTTCTGGGCACGAAGAGCATTGATTGAGTTCTTAGAATATCTAACAACAGTACCGCTAGCCTCTTTCAAAGCTCTGTCTATCTTTTCAATCTCATCCCTGGCTTCCTTGTATTCCTTACTGCTTAAATCAACAGAACGCCTAAGTGCTTCAAACGCATCCTTTTGAGCGTTTAAGTTATTAATTGATTTAACGGACGCTGACTGAAGTTCTCTTACCTTCTGAACGAGCCCTTTGAAATCATTGTCAGCTCCTTTTGCTTCAGCTGAAGACTTCCGCAGTGCAGTTTTAAGCTGATTGAGCCCTTGTAGGTTCTCAATCTCAGCCCTGATTTTTAAGACGGTCTCGTTACTTGCCATTACTTATCCGACTTGTTCAATTCTGAGAGAGCTGCGGCTTCCATCACTTGAAGATCCTCCAGCATCTCACGGGGATTCTCTACATCATAAAGGGACATCAGCCCTGACGCACCAAGCAGAACCTCATACTTCAATCCAACGTAACCTCCCATCGTGACGGTCCATTGCGTTTGCATTCGCAAGAACATCACTACTGTTTCCCAGTTCTCTTCCCACACCTCAAAGTGCTCCTCTTCAGGAGCGGCCTGACGCTGCGGCTTCAATCCAAACGCTGCCGCATCATCACCACTTTTATCTTCTACCCTCTTGCCGCCTTTCGCCCAATACTCGACGGCATCTTTTAGTTTCCCAGCTTGGCCCCCTCGAATGTCTCGGTGTAAGCCTGCAGCACACCGCGAATCCAATAAGCGTCATCAGCAAATTCTTTCATCGTTGCTTGCCCAAATGGAACAGGCTTGCCTTCTTCATCCTCAATACCTTCCCATCCGATCAGTACAGACTTAAGCAAATCCAAATCGCCCTTATCAGCAAGCTTCTGAAATTCAGATCTCGCTACTCGCTTGAACACCGCATCAAAAGTCGATGTCTCAAACACTCCACCATCAGCAGGCTCCTCGACTTTTACAGGCCACTTAAAAGTTTTGACCTTTTTGCGAACGAATGCCATTGAGCAAACTTAACTGCAATTAGCTTACAACAATAAAAAAGGCCGTGCTCTCCAACACGGCCTCAGGAACCCATCTGTTCAGATTAAGTGTACACCAAACTAAACTCGTCATTACCAGCTGATGACGGAATCGCAGTGTATGGGATGTTCAGCATCGCAATGCCGTCCTGGTCTCCATAGCTCACATCGCCAATGTCGATGCTAGTGCTAGCAAAATCAACGATGTTCCCAGCTGTAGTGCCATGCTGGAAGGTAAGGTTGCCCAGTGTGCTGTCAGTCAATGCAGCGGTGAAGTAATCCTTCGTGGCGATTGAAACCATCTCAATGCTCACGCTGCCGCTTGCACTGCGATCAGTAATGATCACTTCCTTGTCGCAACCAATCAACTCGCGATACACGACTGTGTTGCCGATGTCCATGCTCACTGACTGCAGACAGCCAGAGTAAGAAAGTAAGGAGAAAGTATCAGTGTTGCCGTTCTTGAAGATCAGCGGTGTTGCCTGGTTTGCGTAAGTAACGCTAGGCAGTGCTGAATCATCAGGAGCGTTATAGATACCAGTGAAGGTGAAATCGATCGACGGAATTTCTCCAACGGCTCCATTCAACGTGAATGTTCCCCTGGCCCCAGTCACCTTATGGCGAACACCATCAATGTTGTAGTGAATGGTGACTGAACTAAAGGCTGCACTTACTGGCGCATATGTCACTGAAGTACTGGCGACAACAGTCTCACTAAGGCCGCAAGCCTTAAGAGCCTTGCCGTACTGAGGAGCCGTTCCAGCGGTGCCAGAACCAGCCAGTTCAACGCTGAAAGTACACTCAACGCGAGTGTTAGCCAACAGTTGCTCAGAAGCGCCTAAATAAGGACGAATCAAGTCGCGGCTGACAACATCACTTTGTTGAGGCGTGATGTTTAGATCCCTTACTAGAACCGCGTCGGTTCCGGTTGGAGTCGGATCGGTCCCGTAGGTTGACTCTGTTTCGATCAGAATCAGTCGTTTCCGTAGAAGGAGTGGTGCCATTTTCTTGTGGGGGGTCGGCGGGAAGTGTTCGCTGGATCAGAGTGCGTTTTCCGGTTTCTGGATCGAGAAGATACGACCCACCTTGACCGCTGTACTCGTCTTTCATCGTAATCCTTGCAACTGCTTAGACCTTAGTAGGCAGTAAGGTCTGCTACTTGCGTGCGATAAAGCACTTCGTAATCACAAGAAAATACCCCTGCAGGCTGATCAGCATCAAAGAAATCAAAATTAGTAATTACAGGCTGAATATCAATAGCTAATCCACCCAGAGTCAAATCCGCCATCAACAAAGAGTGCATCGACTCAATCACCGGATCAGCGTCCGTATAAGCGTTAGGGGATCGAATAGTAACGATAACTCTGACCCGCATTGTCCAGTCAAGTTTTGGCAGGCTTGTGTTCTGCTGACAAGTGTCAGTTGTGGGTTCCACGATGATCGCAGGAGACTCAGCCCTTGCTAACGCTGTGACCCTTGACCTATACACCCTCCCATTAACGCCAGCCGTACTGGCCAGTGTCGTAGCAATCTGCGACAGGATTTGTTCGCGTCTGGTAGTCATCAATCACACATCACAGAACCGTGGAAAGATTCGCCATTACCTACATGGCTCACAGTACACCGGACATAAAGGACGGGACTGTTGGAATAAAAGTGGGCATCAGTACCGTGACCGGAGTGAGAATGAGACTCAAGCTCGAACCAATCAGTCCCATTCAAAGAGCCCTCATCTATAACAGTTATATTCCCACCCACAATTTTATGAACAAACACATAGTTCACACCCGCAAGCTTTACCGCAGGAGTTGATCCATTAGCAGTGAGAGGATCCCAAGAATGAATGTTCTTGGAATTGTCTGCGAAGTAGCCGATTTCAACAGTCATCAATTCTTCATCAGCATTAACTCAACGAATTTCCCATCGTCGATGAGGTTCGCGCTTCTGACAGTGTAGTTCACTCCATCGACCGATACCGCATCGCTGTGCAACAAGCTTCCAAATTTTGACGACTCACAAGTCAGCTTGTAATCAGTCGTCAGCACCACTCCGTCAGCAATGATCTCGCTTGGCATGTCCAATATCCCTAGCCCTGTAGTGGACCCAGCCGTAACAGGAACAGCAAAATCAGCACTGCTCAAAAAAACGCTTAAATCTTCTGTAAATGCCATGAGAAAAGCCCGGACGAACCGGGCACGTACAGCTATCAGGCGTACTTCAAAGCACCAAAAGCATTGACGCTATAGGTGTGAGTTGAAGTTGATACTGTCGAAACAGCTTTGATGAAACGCTTGGCGCTTCCTTTATCGAAAACCAACGTCTGCTTGCTTGCGCTTGTGCTTACCTGAGTAAACGCAGCGTCAGTAACGTCAGAATAAGTTCCACCAGACGTGTCAGCTGATTGAATCTTGACGTCCAAAGTTGATGTTCCGCCATTCTCAACATCGAGAATCACGCAAATGTCACCTTCGTAATCATTCAAATCAACGGCAGTCCCGTCAAGAGCAGAGGTGCGTGAAGCTGTTGGAGCTAACGCAAAATGCGAAAGCTTTTCGAGTCCTACAGAAAGAATTGTCATCAGTCTTCTCCAGACGATTGTTTGGTGCGGCCACGCTTTACAGGAGGCTTGGGGGGGCAAGATGGAGCAACCTCAGTAAGGGGCTCAGGATCTGCAGCCACTTTGGCCTTATCACTGCCAATCAGCAGTGTTGCAATGCCTTGCTCGACTTCAACAAAGGAGCCTGCTTTCACAGACTCCCCGTTGATCATCACATTGCGGATGATCTCAACTCTCATGAGTATCAGGTGCCAAGGCAGAATGCGCCAGGCTGCTTGACGGCGAAGTCAACATCCTGAAGAGCGATCACGCGGACGGTGCCAGCAGTAGCGCCAGCGTAAGGATCAACAGTCAGATCCAAACCAGACCACATGCCCATGATGAACATGGAGAAGTCGCCGAACAGTGCATCGTTAGAAGCAAGCTGGTTGGAAACGATCACGGGATAACCGTTGATCTCGTTGTCAGCGAAGACGAACTCGCCGCTTCCAGTGTCCTTCTTGGTTCCTTTCAGGCCGCCGCGAGTGGTGGCGTTGACGATATAACGAAGAGCGCCAGCGTCAGCGTTAGCTGCAGCAACGTCGGTCTCCATTGCGATGAACTCGGTAAAGGTGCCGGTGCCCGTAAGGGTCTCGGAACCAATGCCGCTCACGTTGGTCAAGCCTTGAGGCTGGTTGGAAGAGCCGGTGCCGTAGATAGCAGCGCGGTCGATTTCCAGTGCGATCACACGAGCAAGGTCGTTACGAACCATGCCTTCAACGTCGATGCTGCTTTGAAGCAACAGGCGACGGCTGTAATCAACGAATGCACCCACCGTCTTGGGTGTCATGTTGACCTGATCGATTGCCTGCTGGGACTCGGTGGGAGAAGCGTTCTCACCAACCCAGTAAGCAGTGGCAGCCGAAGTCTGGCGAGGAATTGACACATTGCCCTGAAGCCCGGTCAGCATCGTTGCGCCAGCTTGAGCAATTGCCAAGCGGTTACGAAGCAGATCGATGAAGCTTCCAGCCAGAAGCACGTCGTCAACCAAATCACCACCAGCCGTAGGTGTGCCTACAACTAAGTCGCGACGGAGGACTTCGTTAGGAATAACGATGCCGTTTGAAGAACGCTCGTACTGCTTGGCAGCAGCCTCGCCAACTTCGATTTCAAATGC